AGGGGGAGGGGCAGCGCCAGCCCCGATCCGACGCAAGACCAGCAGCTTCTGGTAGCAGGTATAATGGCGGCATGAGCTACACAGCAGAGCAACTAGCGGAGCTGCGGGCCTCAATGGCTAGCGGGGTTTTGAAGACTCGGTTTAGCGACGGCCGAGAGATGACGTTTCGCTCGCTTGCCGAGATGCAACAACAGGAAAGGATTATGGCTGCCGAGGTGGAAGCCAACAGCCAGACTAGGCCGGTACGTCGCATTTACCAGACTTTCCAAAGAGCCTAAGCATGGGAAAACGCACAAAAGCGCAGTTGGAAAATCAATTAAAATCTGCACAGTCTGAGCTGTATAAAGCCAAACTCAGAGCGTGGGAAGCAGGTAAGCAGTCGCGTCGAACCGATGGTTGGTATGAACAAAGCCGGGGCCCCAATTCTGATCTTCGTCAAGTATTGCAGCGGATTGTATCAAGGCATCAGGATCAAGTAGACTCCGATCCGTGGGCAGACAAAGCTATCAAGGTAATCGTAACCAACTGGATCGGAGAAGGTATCATAGGAGAACCAGTTAATAAAAATAAAAGATATTCGCAAATTTACAAAGATTGGGCGGAGTCACCGCTTTGTGATTTTTACGAAAAATTAAACTTTTACGGACTGCAATCTTTAGTTAGTCGCACGGTTGCAGTTCGTGGCAGTTGCCTGATTCGCTTTCGCATTGATGAACGCCTAATTACGCAAGGCCTTCCCCCACTCACCTTGCAGGTACTAGAGCCAGACTGGTTGGATATGTCAAAGGATAACAGCTCTAGTATTATTTTTGGCAAGAAATATGATGATGATGGCAAGCTAAAAAGCTATTTTATCAGAAAAAATCACCCAGGCGAAAGCGACTGGAGGCAATCTCAGCTAGGGTCTGATGAAATCCCAGCTTCTGAGATTTGCCACGTCTACGACGTGCGGCGCCCTGGCCAGGCTACTGGTGTTCCATTTGGCGCCTCGTCGCTGCTCACGTTGCGAGATATTGGCGACCATGCCCAGGCCCGAATGTTGCTGGACAAGCTGGCCTGCTGCTTCACTGGATTTATTACAGATTCAGACCCTGACAATGTTGTCGCTCCTTCTGTTGATCCCAGGAATCCAGATAGTGCAATTGCAACCCTTTTTGAAAAAATAGAGCCTGGCGCAATTGAAGTATTGCCGCCAGGAAAATCAATCCAATTTAGCAAGCCCCCAGAGGCTGGTAATTTCATAGAACTGCAACGGCATCATCTGCATTCAGTAGCAGCAGGATACGGCATCACGTTTGAATCTTTGACCGGGATTCTGTCTGATGTCAATTTCTCAAGCGGCCGGATGGGGTGGATTGAGTTTCATCGAAACATCGGACACTGGCGGTGGAACATCATCATTCCGCAGTTCCTGGAGCCAGTCTCTAGGCGGCTTGCTGCTGCCGTGCAAATGGCCGGCATGGCCAACCGGGTAAACGGTCGGATGATCTGGACGCCTCCGAGGCGGGAGATGATCAACCCGTCTGAGGAAATCAAGGCGCTGGTCATTGCGATCAGGGCCGGCATCCTGAGCCTGTCCGAGGTCCAGCGGTCGTTGGGTTATGTCCCTCAGCAAGTGCTTGCCGAGCTTGCCAAGGACCTCAAAGACGCCAGAGAAGTCCATGGGTTGGTGCTGACGGTAGACGCCAGCCAGACAAACGACAGCGGCGGCCTGCAGGTTTCCAGCGCTCCCCAGCCGAGTACACCCCCGGCCGGCGAAATTTCGGATCTGATAGCATAGAATGATGCCCGAACCCATGACCACAGCAGCGGTGACACTGGCAACAGAAGGTCAAACCTGCCAGCGAATGGCTCTTCTCGCCCCATCTTCATGGGACGAAGAGAGCCGTACCGCCACGGTGGTCATTTCAACCGACGCCGATGTGGGCGACGGTGTCCAGCTGGTGCACGAACGTTCTGCCATTCGCTGGCCAAGGCGTCCGTTGCCGATGGACATTGACCACCAACGCGCCTCTGCTTCGTGCTGGGGAGCGATCACGGCGATGGACCTGGGCCGTACTGAAGATGGCAGCAATGCCTTAGTCGGAACGGTGCAGGTGGACGGCCCTGATGAGGCCATGGCGGTTGCCATTCCCCGCCTCAGGAATGGATCTGCGCGTTTTTCTGTTGATGCGCGGATCTATAGATGGGACCCTACCAGCGCAAACCAACCCCTTCATCGAGCAATCGATTGGGAGCTGGTTGCTGTCTCGCTGGTGATTGCCGGCCAAGATCCGGCGAGCGTCATGCGCTCGGTGGATGCAATAACAGAATCAACCTTTGCGGACCCCCCGATGTCTATTGCAACTGAAAAGGCCGGGGGCGACCCGGCGGCCACTGCCCCAGCCGATACCGCCGTGGCACAACCGGCTGTTGTCACCGCTCCTGCTGCTGTTCAAGGCTTCGATCCTGCCCCTGATGAGGTTGCCCGAGAGCTGCAGATTCGCCGGGCCGCTGGCGCTGCGGATCTCCCCGAAGCTGTTGTGCAAGACCTGATTCGATCCACTGCGGGGAAGGATTTGCCTGGCATTATGACGGAGGTGGTGCGAGCTGCTCGCGTTGCGATTGAGGCGAAAGCTCCTGTCCACGCTGGCCATCCTGCCAGGATCGAGGTAACCCGCGACGCGGGCGACACCTTCCTACGCGGCCTGCAGGAAGGTGTTGACGCTCGATGCAAGGCGGTGAAGACCCCGACCGACCTGGGCCGCCAATATGCCCGGCTAAGCGCGATTGACATGGCCAAGGAATACCTTGAAACCATGCGCGGCTTTAGCCGTGTCGATGTACGGATGATGGGCATCAATGAGCTAATCGACCGGGCATTTCATACGACATCTGATCTTCAGAATGTTCTTATGAACAGCGCCAATAAAACACTTTTAAGGGGATACGAAGAAGAAGAGCAAACCTGGCGGGTATTGGCCAATCAATCGGACAATAATGACTTTAAGCCCAGTTTTGGGGTTCAGCTAAACGCCACTATTGTACCTGAAAAGATACTTGAAAATGGTGAATATAAGTCTGGCACTTTTAGTGATGGCAAGACTACCTATCAACTTAGCACTTACGGCAAAAGCGTAGGCATCAGCCGGCAAATGCTTATTAATGATGATTTATCTGCTTTGAGCCGCATCGCCCCGAAGCTGGGTGCGGGCTGTTCGTTGCTTGAATCTAATTTGGCTTGGGCGCTGCTTACTGAGGGCAGCCTGGGCGCCACCGTTAGCCTTGACGGTAAGGCGTTGTTCCATGCCGATCACAGCAACACTGGTACTGGCGCTGTTGGTATTGCCGGGCTTGATGCCGGCAAAGTCAAACTGAAAAAGCAAACAGCCCCAGCTCAAGCTAACGAACCTAAAACCCCTCTAAACCTGATACCTGCCTATTTGATTGTGCCGCCTGAGCTGGATACTGCTGCATCTCAGGTTGTATCTTCGGCTCTTCTGCCCCAGTACGCGCCTAATGCTTTGTCTGCCGTCAACCCATTTGCTGGCAAAATGGAGGTAATCAGCGAGGCTCGTCTTTCTGATGATTCCACTGCTATGTGGTATCTAGCCGCCAGTCCCAGCAGGATTGACATGATTCAGTTTGGTTATCTGACCGGCGAAGGTGGGCCCACAATTACTACCACCGAGAAGCGCAACCCTGACGGCGTAGAGATGCTGGTTCGCCACGACTTCTACGTCACTATTGCCGACTGGCGCGGCTTCTACCGCTCTACCGGCGTTTGATTTTTTATTCACCTTTGAGGATTGACAAATGTCTAACGATGGATGGATTCAAGAGGGCAAGCGACTTCCGCTTTTTGCGCCTTATGACGTGGCCCCCCAGGCTGGCGCTTTGATTGGCGATACGTTTGGGGTGTGGTCAGGAGGCGATGGCAAGGCCGTCCTGGCCCTTGGCGAAGAAGGAATTTTTGAACTGGAGGGCGTTTGGCGGCTTGCGAAAGCTACTGGCGCCGGCACTGGTGGCGCACAAGGGACCAAGGCCTACTGGATTACCGGTACTAAGTTGGTAACTGCTGTCGCAAGTACGAACAAACTGATCGGGGCATTTTTTTCTGCTTGCGCCGATGGAGACGCCATTGCGTCTGTCCGTCTTAATTCAGGTACTGTCTAATGTTCTGGGCAACCCTATCGGCCACGGCTGACAAGGTAGCCCTAGATCACATGGGCGGCGTCAGCGTAATTGCTGGCGCCGTTACTGGCCGTGGTTTTTTGGAGGAAAACAAAGAGCTGGTTTTTGATGATGGAGTGGAAATTATCCCATGGCTGCTAAAGATTAAAACCGCAGAATTTGGCCATCTTGATTACAACCATTTGCTTGTAGTTGATGGCATTGCATTTAAGGCAACAAGGCCGCCCGAGCCACTGCCCGGTAGCGAGCCCAGGGCGCTGAGCTGGAGCATGGTTAGGCTAGCCAAGGTTGACGCCCCAGGCCCGCTGTATGTCATCCTCAACGGCGACCCAAGCGGCACGACCAACGATCCCGCCCCCACGGATCCGCCGATCCTGATATTCAACGGTGATCCGTAATGCCATATCAAGAGCAAAAAGCGCTATTTCGCCAGAGAACATCAACTTTCGCTCAGGCAACAATCGAGAATCCTAAATTACTTGAAGGTGAAAAATGGTGGGAAGTTGACGCGGCAAATCTAACGACCGGGCGCAGCAAGACCGGGAAGGATGGCCGTGTTGTTAATGATGTGATTGTCGGCACTGCGTTTAACGATCTGCCGTTTGATCCCACCGGCACGGGGGAGAGCGGCCCCGGCAACCCAACAAATCTGTCAATTACCAACAGGATGGCAGCGGGGCTGACGATTGCGTCCTCCACCGGGGCCGACGCTGATGTCCCCCTGGCAACCGAAACCCTGGCCGGACTGCTGGCGC